ATGTTGCAACTCAAATGCAACGGTTATCCAATGAAAAACAAATGGGTAACAATCTGGCTATAGATGCCCTCTTAAAAACCGAGGATGCTAAATCTAAAAACATGCTCAATTCTTACATGGCCACAAAAGGCTATAAATATCGAGGTGAAACCGAGCGTAATAATACCAATCTCACTTTTGAGAGGTATCTCGCTCAAAATGCTCAAAATGCCTTTAACTTCGGTGGCGACCTCAAAGACCCTAATGGTATAGCTAGAATTGACAAAGGCTCTGCCTATTCCCTACAAGCTATGGGAATGAAAATCATGAACGATCTTCGTTCTACTGCCGTTCAAGGCAATCGAATAGATAACCGTACTAAAAAAATCCGTGCCGATACAGAAGAACGCTTCCGATCTGGAAACATTAAAGATATCGGAGCAAAAGACTGGTTAAATATGGCTATACAGCTTTTAAGATAGCGAAGCGAGTTATCTAAATAAATGCTTCTCCCCTCGGAGAGCCCCCACGGAGTGGAATAGTACCCTAATTATGTAAACACCATGAAAAGATTCAAAAAACAATTCAAAAAACGCTTTAAAAAAAGCTACAAAAAATTCAAAAAGTCTATGAAAAAAGGTAAGTTCTTTACCGTTGCTCGTGGAGGTATTAGAGTATGATACATAACACTATCCATACATGGCTCGAATATAAATTCGCCAATATGCACACCGCAAAACCTCTAGACTTATTCAAACAATACTTAAATTCTCTGGCTCTCGCTTGCGAAGCCAAACTAAATCTTACTCCCGATGAGCAAAACTGATCAATTCACCCAAACCCCAATAATGAATATCCCGTCGAACAGCTTCGACTTAGGACACAAAATCAAAATCACCTGCGACGCAGGTTATGTCATTCCGGTATCAATCGTTGAAGCGATACCAGGTGACCGATTCTCTTATAATAACAAAACCTTTGTTCGGCTTACTCCAATGGTCGCTCCTGCTATGACTGAAATGGACGTAACCACGATTACAGGTTTCGTTCCTTGGCGACTTATCTGGGAAAACTCTCAAAAATTCTTCGCTGAACCCGTACCAAACGAGAACACACCCGTAATGCCACACTTCGAAAACCAACCTATAATGGTTGGGTCTTTAGGTGATTATCTTGGTCTACCTACTGCCGACGTATATGACGAAACTACTGGCGGTATTCGTGAACAATACATGAAAAACCTTCCCGTACGTATGTCTACTCCGGCCGTTCCTACTGGTGCCGGTATTGATTGGTTTTCTGCCGGTCCTTATGCCGCTTATCAAAAGTTTTTCAATGACTGGTTTAGAGATGAAAACCTTTACAACAATGGCCAAGAAATTGACTGGAAACTTACCGACGGAGTTAATAATTTTAGCGCTTTCGATGTTCTTCGCAAACGTGCTTGGCGTCATGACTATTTCACTAGCGCTCTACCTTTCGCCCAAAAAGGCGATGCCGTCGAAATTCCTCTGGCAAACTTTTCAGACGTATCGGTTCGAATGAACCCGACTTCACAACCAACTGGATGGTTTGTACAATCCACCAATGGTTCTGCTGTTCCATCTGGAAACCTTGAAACTTCCGCCAACGGTACAGATCGCACCCGTCTTGGCGTAAACTCCGCTTCATCAGATATGAAGCTTGACCCAATGGGCAACCTTATTGCCGATACCTCTCAACTCTCGCAAGATGCCGCAGTTACTATCAATACCCTTAGATGGGCTGAAAAGCTCCAAGTCTTTTTGGAAAAAAACGCCCGTGGTGGTACCCGTTATACAGAAATTGTACGTCAACATTTTGGTGTTCGCTCATCAGATGCCAGATTACAACGTGCTGAATTCTTGGGCTTCTCTGTTAATCCGATTACCATTAGTGAAGTTCTACAGACTACCCCGACTACTGACGGAACAACCCCACTTGGTGAAATGGGAGGACATGGTATTGCTTATGGCGGCTCTAAACACGTCAATTACTTTGCAGAGGAACATGGATTCTTTATCACTTTCATGTCTATACGCCCTAAATCTTCCTATTCGCAAGGTATCAGCCGCATGTGGTCAAGAAAGTCTCCTTTGGATTTCGCATGGCCTACTTTCGCTCAACTTGGAGAGCAAGAAATCCTCAATCGGGAAATCTACTATCGTAGGGATTCCCTTCAGCAAGATCCTGCTAACGACGAAGTATTTGGCTACATTCCACGCTACGCTGAATACCGATATGAAAACGACCGCATTGCAGGTGAAATGCGTACAACCTACGCTCACTGGCACCAATCTCGTATATTCTCGGCACCCCCTGCCTTAAACGAGGACTTTATTAGTTGCACCCCGTCTAAGCGTATCTACGCAGTTAATGCCGCAGGCTCACATCCATTTATTATCCGTCTCGATCATGATCTAAAAGTCCGTCGATGCCTACCAAAATATGGTATACCTGCATTATAATTTGCAAGTTTAAAAACTAATTGTATATTTGCTCCTGAGAGCGTTAATTTAGATGGCCGTTCCGCTGTAATGGTGGGCGGCCTTTTTATTTATGCCATGCTTTTTCCCGTTCTACAAGGACAAAATTCCCCTTCCGTGCGGAAAATGCCCTTACTGCCTACAGCGTCGAGCAAACAACTGGATATTTCGATGTATGCAAGAAAACAAAGTCGCAGATACCGCATACTTCTGCACTTTTACCTACGAAGTTCCTCCCCTAACAGACAACAACATGATGACGCTCCGAAAACCCGATTTTCAAAATTTTATAAAACGCTTACGAAAACGGAAGCGGGACTATTCATCCCAAAAGATCAAATACTATGCATGTGGCGAGTATGGCGACAAATACGAGCGCCCTCACTACCATGCGATCATTTTCAACTCATCCCCCGAAGACATGTCGAATACGTGGAATTCATTCTCCAATCTATCCGACCCCGAAGGAGTGATACTTGGTATCTCTACTTACGACGTTGTCAATCATCAAACATGCGCCTATGTTGCTAAATACATGAACAAAGGCAAACTAATCCCTAAATTCTATGAAGACTTACGAACGCCCGAGTTTCAACTATTCTCGAAAGACCTCGGTATCAACTTCCTCACCCCAGCAGTTAGAGCTTTTTACAATCAAGACCCGCGAAGGAACAGCGTTTCGGTCGATGGATTCCCCAAGGCTTTACCTCGTTATTTCGCTGATAAGCTTAAAATATGCCCCGTTTTCCATCTTGCCAAAACCTACTATGCTCAAGATCAGGCTGCTAAGAAACATGCTGAACAACTACTTGGATGGGAACGGAATAAAACATTTCATCAAACATTCGAAGCGTACCGCTACACACAAAAAGTAGCCGCTCTGCAACAATTTCGTGACAAACAAAAACAAAGAAAAAAACTTCAGTAATTCGCATTATGAAAAAACGTATCACAGAGGGAGCGCCTACGCTACCTCGTCTGCATCAAACTGGGTTTGATCCAGAAAAATCCAATCAGGTCTCTATGACTGAACCTGACCAAGTGCATCCACTTGAAAAAATCCTCACACACCGTAACAGGGGCATCCCTGTTCCAGTATTTAACGGGGTATTCTCCAGTGAAGATACCCCAGACATTCAAAAACTAGATTTCATTGAAATCGCACAACTTCGTGAAGAAACTCAGGCCATAAAAGAGGCCGCTAACGAAGACTTACACGCCCTAAACAAAGCGCATGAAGCGCTTTTACAAAAACAACAAGACGCCTTGCGTCAAAAGAGGGAAGAGGGGCAGGAGAAACCGCAGGTGTCTCCACAGCAATAAAATCCCCTTGTCTTATTATTGCTAGTTGACACCAATTTTTTAATTTGTCAACAAAAAACTAAAATACGAGTGTCCTTAAGGGAGCGAGTGTTTGGGAGGAATGGAGTAACAGAGTGAAGCGAAGCGAAAACGATGGAGCGACTTCCCGACCTTACAACGAGCGGACGGCTTGAAAGGACACGAGGATTTTCCGAGAAAGTCTCGGAAACTAAAACACTAACCATAACTCTCGGCGTATGCCCTTAGATCCATCAGCCTTAGTGTCAGCAGGTGCAAACCTTGCTGGAGGAGTAGTAAACTCCATATTCGGTAACAAAACCGCAAGAGATAATCAGCAACATGCTGAACATCTCTATAAAATGCAAAGAGACGACGGTCTCAAATTCTGGGAAATGCAAAACTCTTACAACTCCCCAGAACAACAAATGCAACGCATGCAAAAGGCAGGCTTAAATCCTGCCCTCATGTACGGTCAGGGTACTACTGGGAACGCCAGTTCCGCCCCTGACGTACCACAGCATCAAATGGTCTCAAAACCTTCCCCTAATCTCGGTATAGGTAACGCCTTCGATACCTATTTCAATGTTGCAACTCAAATGCAACGGTTATCCAATGAAAAACAAATGGGTAACAATCTGGCTATAGATGCCCTCTTAAAAACCGAGGATGCTAAATCTAAAAACATGCTCAATTCTTACATGGCCACAAAAGGCTATAAATATCGAGGTGAAACCGAGCGTAATAATACCAATCTCACTTTTGAGAGGTATCTCGCTCAAAATGCTCAAAATGCCTTTAACTTCGGTGGCGACCTCAAAGACCCTAATGGTATAGCTAGAATTGACAAAGGCTCTGCCTATTCCCTACAAGCTATGGGAATGAAAATCATGAACGATCTTCGTTCTACTGCCGTTCAAGGCAATCGAATAGATAACCGTACTAAAAAAATCCGTGCCGATACAGAAGAACGCTTCCGATCTGGAAACATTAAAGATATCGGAGCAAAAGACTGGTTAAATATGGCTATACAGCTTTTAAGATAGCGAAGCGAGTTATCTAAATAAATGCTTCTCCCCTCGGAGAGCCCCCACGGAGTGGAATAGTACCCTAATTATGTAAACACCATGAAAAGATTCAAAAAACAATTCAAAAAACGCTTTAAAAAAAGCTACAAAAAATTC